CTCAAAGCAACAAAAAACCCCGCAAAACCGAGGTACGATCTTGCATGGTTTGAGGGAAAGTAAAGGGGCTGCATAAGCAACCCCTGTCAATCTATTTTTCAACATCCGCAATGCCGAAACAGCTTTTCGATTTGTAATGCTCCAATTTTGGAACCGTGTCGATCACGCATCCGACGAAACTGACCGTACCCTTTCCGCTAACGGTCTCGCCGTTTTTGAAAATGCATCCGGTTACTAGGTGCTTATCTTGTTCGTCTGTAGTGTTGCATTTGAAAGCGTTGTTGATTTTACAATTCGCGATTATAAACTCGCCAGTGAAGAACCAGTCCGTGGCAGGGGTCGTTTCTTTTTTGTTGAGCGTGCAGTTATCGATGTGGATGACCGTGTTAGGCGTCAACAATCCGTTCGTGTCCATGTTCCAGCATATGGAATTTGACATTTTGACGTTCGGGTCTCCCCACATGCTGAAGTTGCCTTCGAATCCGTTAATAGAGTAATTGAGCGCCATATCTGCCGGCGAATAACAGAATTGGCGAGTTGTGTTGTAATACAGGCCGTTTATTACGATTCTTGGCTTTACGTCTGGTTGTGAATCAGAAGAAACGCTTTTAACAGCATTTATAAAGAGGTTTCCTCGATTAGAATTTGGCTCGTTTAATGTGCAGTTGTTTATATACAAAGTCCCTTGAAATGCTAGGTTCACGTCTTTTCTAAAGTCGATGCAAGAGTATTTTTTAGCACGCGGGAACATATCAACGTTGCTTATAACAGTGTTCGCGTTTCCGTACGGCAGCGTGAACGTGCAGATTCCAGTCAGTTTGCTATTTGTTAGATTGTAAGTTCCGAATGCTCCGAAATGGTTGTCAACTCTGTTCAACACGCAGTTAGAGTAAGTCATGCAGTCGCACCAGTCGCTCCCGACAACACCCCAGCCTCCTACTCCGAGCATGTTGTCAACATGGCAGTTGAACGTGCTGTTGAACCCGATGATATAGCTGTAGGCAGATGCGGTAGTGGCTTCGTTGTCTGACGAGTTGTTATTTCCCGAGATATTGCTTACTTTAACGTTTGCGCAAGCGTTGACGAAAATTAACCCGTTGCTTTCAAGAGAAGCAGCGTTCGCAGGCGGAACGGACAGCGGATTGAACGTGATATCCTTGACTGCAGTGTTGTTTCTACGCACGCGCAGGAAATTCGGAATGTTGGCCTGCTCCGAATTGTCGTACGTGACGGTAGCCCCGGCGAACTCCACTGGTCGTTCCCAAAGGGAATGAACGTTAGAGCACGTGAACGTTCCGGTGTTCGGGATGTAGAACGGCGATGTGATGAGCATTCCCGCTTTGTCGTACGCCTTGACTTCCCGATGGTAGATCGTCGTCGCCGTCCCTTTTTGAGTCCCCAGGTTCCAACCGCTGTTCTCGTTCTGTATCACCGCGAAGCAGCCGTTCAGCCTGGCATCGGGGCTAGTGACGGAATCGGTCGTAACGCTCCCCGCGAACGTGAAGGTCTGCGGGTCGTCGGCCTCGATCGAGTACACGGGCTGAGGCGAGTCCGCCAGCAGCACGAACTCCATATCTAGCAGGCACGAGGTCTTGACTACGGTCTGGAAATTGCACTTCACCTTACCGCCGTGCTGCACGACGGGAACGCCGTTAGTGTTCGCGTACTTGTGCGCGGCGACGATAGCGGCGCTGTCGTCCGTTACGCCGTCGAGCTTGGCCCCGAAGTCCTTGTAGGTGACGTACGCCTTCTTGCGTGCGGCGATCTCGTCATCGAAATCCGAGACTTTCTGCTTCAAGCCCGCGATAGCGTCCTTGTTCTGTGTCACCTGCCCCTGCATTGCCGAGACTTCCTGCCGATACTGTTCGATCTTCGCCGAGATTTCCTGCCGATACTGCTCTATCTGCGCATTGTAATTACCGGTATTAGCCCAGTACTCTTGATTGGTGATCTCAACACCAACCGGCACGAACTGGCGCGAGGTGTAAGAGTTCCCCTGATAGAGCACAATGGTCAGCGGCTCATACGTCCCGGTTTTGTCCCATTCAATCGAATCTTCGCCCTTGCGTCCGAAAACCGGCACGTAACGCGAGCCGACGTATTGCAGGCGAGCGCCGGGGTGGGTGTTGAGCTGGTCGAGAATCTGATTGATCTCTTCCAGCGTGAAAGCGTTGCTATTGGGCATCGTCAAACCTCCTTAATAGAGCAGAACCAAGCAACCGTAATAATCGGAGCTGTAATCGGCTATGGTATCGAACTGCACCGTTTTCCACGAAATCGGGTAATACGCCGTGAAATACCCGTCGTCCGTCAGCCCGAAATAAACGGTCGATACCGTCATAGCGTCGATGATCTTCTGCAGGTTCTCGGCTATCCACCTCGCCACTTGCTCCGCATAGTAATCATCGAACCCGCTTTCCATGAACTTCTGGAAAGCGTCCTGGAGTTCCTTAATCGCCTCAGAATCAACGTTCACAGCGTCTTTGAGCGCATCGACGTAAGCCATCAGCTTATCGTAGAGCATGCAAAGAGCTTTAACCCGCTGCTCCGGACTTTCTGCATCCCAATAGAATTTGGGGATGACCATCGTATAGGGCCAGCACTCGACCGGCGCGAGCGGCGCAGGTGCCGGGAAATTCCACGCCATGAAACCCACCTCCTCAGTAGTCGTTAACGATGGGCGCGATCACGTCCGAAAACATGATAGCGCACTTGTCCAGAAAAATTTGATCGACGCTGCGCCACTTCTCCGCCAGATCGTGCACGGTATCGACAACGCGCCCGAGCCTCACCGTCTCGTATTCGTTATCCGTTCCGGTGCTGATATAGTCGCTATTGCCTGAAAGCAGCGTTTCCGGGTAATCCGATCTGATATCGCGGCGCTTGCCGTACTCGTCCGAATCAGCCAGCACGTTAACTCCGTCAAGCGCCTTGTACAGATCGTTGCACAACGGGCATATCTCGTACCTGATCCGGTACATGAGCCGCATCGCCCATTTCTTAGGGGGCAGCATCGATATCTCGCGATAGTAGAAACGATCCATGAACGCCGTGCAGACGCGCCCGTACTGTTCCGGGCTGTACGCGTAGGCGAACCACGAGAACTGCTCGGAATCCCAATCGAACCAACCGCCATCGATCAGCTCGCCGAGCGTGACAGTTGCGCTATCGTGCCATTCTGGTTTGATCTCCGGCATCTCGAATCCCTCCATCATCGTCATCACCTCCCTTGTACATTTCCTCGATAAACGGATTGATGCGCACGCCGATATTCCCTCCGAACACTCTATTCCATTCCTCGCACGCCTCTTTGCGTGCTTTCAGCCCGTCATCCAGCATCATGCGGGCGGGCGCGTATGCGGCCTGCGTCTCGTCGGTGTTCATGCGTTCGGTTTTCTCGAACATGACGTGCGGGATGCCGATCAACCGGAAGATCTCCGACCAAACGCCGAGCGCCCCGCGCTGGAATTGCTCGCCTTTCCACTCGACGCCCGTCTGAAGCACGTTGATGCCCTTGCTGATCGTGTCGGCCAAGCCCTCGTAGCCGACGATCGCGGGCTGTCCTACGCCGATCGCGCCGAGCACCGTTTGAACGTCGAGCACTTTCTCATCGGGCGCGGTCACGATGTAGGGCGTCATCTGCTGGAACAGGTTCACGTCCTCCGCCCGGGAATAGCGCGTGAGCTTCGCAGCGAGCCGCGTCAGCTTGGGCCAGAAACATAGGCGCGAATACCTATCCCAGATGAACACGCCGTTCACGCCGCGCTGCACCTCGAAGAATTTCCGTTCGCTCGTTCCCATGCCCATTGCCCACCACAGAACCGGGTCGTTGTAGGCGTTGTATTGCGAATAGGCCCCGGCTTGCAGGCTCATAATTAGGTCGGGCGTTTCCATTTCGAAAGCGAGCGTCGCGCTTCCGGTGGTCGCCAGCGAGGTTTCCAGGAAACGCTCGCTGCAGGTATCCGGCAAGCCCGTCCATTCATAGCGCAGCAAGCATAGATCGATAATCCAATTCAAGTACTCCTGCTGATCGACGATATTCGCGCCGAGCGCCGAATCGTGCACGGGCGCCCCGATCTGCGCTTGCTTGCGCGTCCTGCCGCTGCCGCGCCCGCCCCGTCTCCTGCTCATGCCCTCACCTCCCTGGCGTACTTGCACGCCTCGTCGAGCCGCGCTGCCGCGTCGGTGGCGTGCGTTGCAAGCTCCGCTTCGCACTTGTCGGCGACGGCTCCGAATCGCGCCGCTGCGGCGGTCATCATCGCTTCATGGCTCGCCATCTTCTCGCTGTACTCGCTGTCCCGGGACAGAATAGCGGCCCTATACTCGACTACGGCATCGATCTCTTCTTCGGTGCACTCCGTCAACGGAATCTTCTTGTCCAAAATCTCCTCTGCCGTCCTTGCCATGTCATCCCTCCTTGTTTTCGGTTATCGCGGTGGTTCCGATGTCATCCGGGTTTCTCCACACCGTCACGCCCCCGAATAATAGCATGCGTATCTGATCGAGGTACGCATCCGGCACTGTGGACGATCTGAGCCACATATCCGAGCACTGCCAGAACGAGAATTTGGGCATCACGTTGAAACCCGCAAAGTCGATAGCCCGCTCCAGTCGGTAGCCGTATCGCAGGAACGCATCCCCCGCCTGAGCGATCGCGGCGGGCGATTGCGTCACAACCGATGCGAACGCTGCCATGGGGCGCGTCGTCGCGGTCTGGCCGTTGGCGGGCGATCCGTAGAGGTTGGGCGCGCCCAGCTTCGCTTGCGCTTGCTGATTGGCAACCGCGCTCGCCTGCGTAGAATATCCGCGCGCCGCGTTCGCCACGCCGACCGCGGCGCTATTGGCTGCTACCGCGGTAGCAGCGTTGTTGGTCGTCGTGGTGGTGTCGGTGTTGGCGCTTGTCTGGTTGGCTACTTTGTTAGAGTTGTTGGTATTGGTTTCCGACACCTGCGCCTGAGTGTTTCCGATGGTAAGCTCCGTCTTCGTCGAAGACAGATTAGCGGCGACGGCGGTGTTAGCCATCGACGCCCCGCCCGAAACGGCACCGCTAATAAGCCCGCCAACCGCCCCGATAACGCCGCCCGACATGGCACCGGATGCAACACCGCCGATAACGCCAGCCGCAGCTCCTACCGCCGCTTGCAACTGCTCGCCCTCGATCTCGGCTGCGGTGGTGGCGCGGCTGTAACCCGCGTTCCACGCCTGCAATGCCTGATTGAGCCCGTTACCGTAGCTCGTATCTGTAACGGCTGCCTCATTGCTTCGTGCGTTGATGGCGCTGTTGGCGCTCGCCTGAACCGCCGCATTGGCGACGGCGAGATTGGCGCTCGCCTCCTCGCTGGCCTGCGCATTGGCTGCTGCCGTCAACGTCTGCTGACGATCCCAATACGTCGAGAAGTTGGCTGTTCCCGCCGACTGCACCACTCCGTAGACGGGGATGTCCCAGCGCATGAGCTTCTGATACCACATGCCCCCGTATTGCATGGCGTGCTGCTCGGCGTTGTAGAACGTGATCGACCCGGCACCGCCCGAGCCGCCCAGGCCGTTGTACTGCGCGTCTACGGTTATCCAGGGATACGTGACCTGGAGCGCGGCGGTGATCGATATATCGCCAGTCGTGTCCTCTATGTTCACGCGCACGGTGTCCCCGGCTTCGGTGTACAGATCGATAGCAGCATAAGGGTAGGTGTACAGCTTCGCCAGATCGGCGTAATCGTCCGCATAGCCGAATGCGGCTTTCGTCAGCTCCAGGATGTCGATGGTCGCGCGTTGCGGGTTGAGGAGGTGCGCCGTCACGCCGAAGAACTGGAAAGAAGACCTGAGCGAGAGCAGCTTTCGCGGCGCGAAGAAAACGCCTTGAACCGTCTGCGCGAACTGAGGATAGGCGCGCTCGACGGCGTTGAGGAACGAACGCAGGTTCTCCGGCTCGATGCAAAACGCGGTCGGCCCCGTCGCTCCCTGGATAAGCGCGCTATAGCTCGCCGGGGTCTGCCAATCAGCCCCGCCGACGCTGCCCCATGCTGCCGACGCGCTCACCTCGCCCGTCGTCGCGAAACATGCCATAACGTCGTCATTGAGCACCGCCGCGCTCGTTTTCACTACGCGGCTTATCTCGCCGAAAGATCTATCCGGCGTGAGCAGGTATTCGCTATTTCCGGAGGGGTTGGAAAGATAGGCGTCAACGTCGCTATTCGCAACCGCCCAATGTCCGCGCTGCAGGAACATGTACGGGATATCGATGCGGTAGAGGCACGTCTGCCAGGTGTCGAGCATGATCTCGCATTCGCTCGTGTTGCTCGCGCGTCGGTTTATCTTCCGAATGAAATAATACCAACGATCGATCGGGTCGTCGGCGGTGTTATCCAACTCCCCGCCTATGCCCGGTTCGGGATAATACTTGACCTCGATATAGTTGAATTCCCCCAGCGACGTTGCCGGTATGGGAACTTGGATAGTGTCGGTGGAATGAAAGCGGCGGTATTTCGTCTGAAAGCGTCGGCACTCCGCGCCCTCTTCCAGCGCGTCGAACCACGCATCGCGGGCGCTTTCGCTGCCGAAATCCACGACGTTGCCGACGCCCTCTATGACGCGCTGCCCGACGTGCGCCTCGCCCAAATCCCACGGCACGGCGCATACGGTTATCTGCATCTGCTCGGTATCGAACCGGGAATAGTCCGTTTCGTTATCGTATTTCCAGACGTCGACGTTCGAAACGCCGGGAAACGTTCCCGATTGCTCTATATGGGGAAAACGCGCCATCTTATCCACCGCCTTTTGACAATTTGGGGAAAACCGCCCCTTGCAGCAGGAAAAGACGAAAAAAACGAACGGGGCGGTTTCCCGCCCCATTCTATCACGCTATGCGCGATCTATCCTAGCTTGCGGCAAAAGCCCACTTGCCGTAGATCGACGTGTCAGCCGCGATGCTCGCAACCTGGGTGACGATCGGCGTATACGTGGTGGCCTTGCTCCAGCCGGTGAACGTCCACGTTCCCGCCGCGCCGTCGGCGGTGCCGTCGCTCGTCGTCCATGCGGTCTTGAGCGGCGCGGCAAGATGGACGGTGACGCCTGCATCGGCGATCATCGCATCAGGCGCGGTAGCATCGGCCGGGATGCCGTATGCGGTATCGCCCGCCAGGACGTAATCGACCGTATACGTGCCAGCCGGGTTGTCGGGCGCTTCGACGGTGATCTGAGCCGTCGTGATCAGACGGTTTTCCTGCTTCGACGGATTGATATAGGCCGCCTCGGCGGTCACGGTCAGCTTCGCGCCATCCGCGAGCCCGGTTTTCTGCACGTGCAGCGTTCCGAAACGATCGACGTAAGTACGGCTGTTGAGCGTGCCTTTATCGACGGTGACGGAATACGTCGCGCTGTCGGGAAGGATGCCGATACCGCCGTCGTTCTCATCGACGGTGCCCTTGAGCTCAGGATTGAGATCGACGGTGCCGCCCGGTGCCACGGTTGCAGCCTCGGGGTTAAGCGCGATGCTCGCAGCGGTCATCTTGACGACAGGCGTGATCGTCATGCCGTTTTGATCGAACACCACGACGGGGACGCCGGGGTTAGGTGCGACGACGGCCTGATGATGCAGGATGAACTTGTCGTTGAGCGTGTCGGGATTGAAGAACGAGAAGATTCCGTAGACGGTGTCATGCCAATGGATGAAAGCATCGGTGGTCAGCGCGCCGAGCACACCGCCGCCTACAAGCGGCATTTCCGGAAGCACCATGTTGCGGGTGCGCATCTCCGCTTCGGCGACGTTGAAAAGCTCCGCATACGCGCGAACCGTGATGGCAGCCATCGTCTCAGCGTCGGTGAACATCATAAGCTCGTTGTATTCGCTGCCGCCCGTCCCGGTGTTGGCGAACACGGGAACATCGACATGGTTGTAAAGCTGCGACGGAAACGCCAGCTTGTAGATCATGCCGCGGATGGCTTCGAGCAGGTTCATCGCCAGGTCCTTCTTGGACGCGCCCGCATCGACCTTGATGCGGAACAAACCGCCGTCCCAGTTCTCATCGGCGGAATAGAAGCACTGATTGCACGTGTTGTAAATGCTGTAACTGTCGCTGTTGAGCGCGGAAACCGTCGTCGCGTAGTAAAGATCGTTGATGCCCATGCTGTCGGGACCTTCGTGCATGGCGCGCAGAAGCTCGGGGCGGTTCATGTCCCACGGGATCTTTTCCTCGTAGTTGACGGAATAGAACCACTGAACGAACTCGGGCTTGTTCACGTCGAGCAGGTCTTTGGACGTGTCGCTGTAGGCGTGCTGCTTGAGCCAGTTGACCATGATCGTGCGGATACTGTTTCCGTAACGCAGGTTTGCAAGGCGCATGCGCTCGTAAGGGTTGTACCAACGCTCGGACGAGATGAGCGATTGGCCGATGGTGTTGTTCAGCGTGTTAGCGAACTGGTTCCAAACGTCACCGTTCATGGGCGCTTCAAGATCGGCGACGGAGCGGGCGTATCCCGCTTGCGTCGGATTGCTCACGCGCTGCTGGAAGTCGGTCGTGCCCTCCAGATACGCGTGCGTAAGAATAGTGGAGTTGGTCTGTGCCATGCTTCCACCCTCCTTTACTCGTTCTTATCAGGTCGAAAATCCAGATCAGCCAAGCGGGTGTAACCCTCGCCGGGTGCCGCCTGCTGCGGATACGGCGCGTACTGAGCGGGCGCGGTAGGCTGCTGCGGCGCGGAGCCGTACACCTGACCGCGTGCCACCATCGCGGCGAGCTGCTGCTGATACGCGGCGTTTTGCTGCTGCAATGCGGCGATCTGCTGCAGCAAAGCGGTATCCGCACTGCCCTCTCCCGTAGGCTGCGAAGCAGACGCCCCTGCCGTCCCAGGCTCCGGAACCTGACCGCCCTGCTCGCCCTCGCCGTTATCGGCGGGTGTCTGCTGTCCCTGCTGCGCCACGGCGTCGGATTGGCCTGGCTGCGGAGCGGGGACGGGCGGAATCGGCATATAGCTTTGCTGCGCCATCGGATAGACGGCGGGCTGATTGGAAAGATAAGGTTGCGGGTCCGACGGTTGCGGCGTCCCTGCAGCGGCGTTGTTCTGCTCGTCCATGGTCATGGTCTTCGTCCTTTCCTCGTAACATGCGGGGCGCTGATGCGCGCCCCGCTTCGGTTGCCCTCGCATGCGCCAGCCGCCCAGCTGTCCCCAGCGGTCGCGGGCTGCGGTAGCGCCCTCGCGCTTCGGATGCCGCTCCCGCGTCGGCTGATCGGTCTATGCGGGACTGATGCGGATTATACTAGCGCACGCCTATATACGTCAAAAACTCGCCGAAACGAGCCGCGAGCACCGGGCTTTCATAGCGCAGAAGCTTGCTTCGCTCCATGCTTGCAAGCGTTTTGATCACCTCGCTAGAACGGCGCAGAATGGTGTAATCGATCGTCGCATCGCGCCTGAGCATCGCGAAAACGGGCTTGCCGTCGTCGGGCGCTTTCGATGATACGTACACGAAGCCCGCTTTGAGGTCGTACCAGATGCCGAACACCTCGCCGAACACGATAGTATACATATGCCGCGCCCTGCTCGGCTTCGGCGCCACCTCCGGCGAGAACTCGCCTGAGAACTCGTTATCGAAGAAAACGCCCGAATCGCGCGCGGCATCCTCTGACAAGCCCATAAGCTGCCCGACCGTGGTTTGCTCGCGGAAATTATCGGCGTACTTGTTGGGCCAGCGCATGATCATGGCGCTTCGGGCTTTTCCGTAGAACGTGCGCCCCATGCGCGGCACTTTTTTCACGCCGATGGAGCGGAAAAGCCCGCAGGTGAGGTCGCATGTGTTGCCCAGAAGATGCAGCCGCGCCCGCTTCGGCTCGCCGGGAACCTCGCGCAGCACCGTGTTCATCACGCCCATGATAGAGCTGTACTCGTCGGGAAGATACTTCTTGCGCGGGTTGTTCACGCGATCGATTACGGCCTCGTCGTACGTGAAGTTGACGACGCCGTCGAAACTCATTTTCTTGGTGTCCTGCTCGGAGGACAGCGCGACGAAATACCCGGCAAGCTCCCATTGCGGCTCTTCGTCCTCTTGCGGGATCTTCGCTATATAAGCGCGGTTGGCCTCCACCTTGTACATTAGCTCCGGAAATTCCCGCTGGCGATCGATCTTCTCGAAATAGCCCTGCTGGAACGGTGCAAGCTCGGTTTTGTTGCGCACGATCTCGCAGAACCGCCGCCCGTATTTCCAGTACTCTTCTATATTCTCCAGGCGGAGCCCGAACGTCTTTCCCGTGCTTCGTCCGCCAAGCTCCATGAACAAGCGCACGTCGGTGAAGCTGTGCTCTTTCTTCCAGTCGATCGGCTTGAATACCTCTTCGTCCCAGTCATGCTTGCGCCTGATCAGCTTTCGAGGTCTCGGCCTCGCATATCCCGCTGCACACATGCCGCACCGTCCTTTCCCCAATACAATAGATGGCTTTCCGTCATCAAATGCGGATTATTTTCTCCAGTATACAGTGCGTTTCTCAGATTGTCGGGGTTGCCTGTCCCGCCTATCGTCTTTGCGAGCGGCGCCAATCCCACCGCTGCGGGCGCATCGACCTTATACGTATCGCCGCGCCAGTCCCGCACCGCGCCTTGCCATCTGCTCGCGAAATGCGGAATGGAGCGCTGCCGCAGCTTGGTTATATCCGCCGAAATCGTCGTGTTGTATCCGAGGATGCAGCCGCACACCGCCTGAAAATCGCCCATACGATCGTGTAGAGCCTCCGCGAAGTCCTCCAGGCTGTCATGTTCCCCAGGCGCGCGTTTGCCGGACGGCACGCCCGCAAGAGTGATATGGTAGCGCCCCGCCTCGTCCCGCACGCAATAGCTCTTATTCCACGCGCTGTAGAACTGCTGATACACCGCCTCCAACTCGTAATGCCCGATCCCCTCCAGATCATCGAAACGATCGGGAAACGCTCGGCGCACGCGCGCCATCGTCTCATGCTTCCCCTCGTCTACGGCGCGCCCGAAACGATCCAGGAACGCCCGCGCCGCTTTCCGGTCGAGTCCGGCGCATTTGATGCTGTCGGTGTCCCCGTTGATGATCGCCGTGCAGTGCGGCTCCAGCCCTTGCATCACGAGGTGCTGCGCGATACGGCTCCATCCGACGATGCGCTGTCCGAACTGATACCATGCTTTAGCAGACTTCGGCAAATTCGCCGCACCCTCGCATCCTGTGTATTCTATGCCGTTGTCATCCAGCACCATATCGCGTTTCGCCTCGTTGGTGGCCTCGATGCCGAAGAGGCCGTTCAAGTCGGCTTTGCTGCCCATATAGTAGCTTTCCAGATCGTCAGAGATGTCGATGCCCTCGCGCATGTCCGCCGCGATATAGTCAGGCAGAACGCGCTCGCACGCGTCCGCCGCGTCGTCCATCGCGCCCGAATACCATAGTTGTCGGATATGCTTTATAGCGTCTTTCCTCTTGTAGAATTCCAAAACTGAAAGGATGCTCATATCCGACGGGCGCACGAAACGCGCCGTTTCGTAACCGTCCACCGCGTGCATCGCGTCCCACTCGTAAGCTTGCCCTACCTCCCACAACCCCAGTTCGGTGAGGTACAGCGTAACGATCGGCGCGCTGATCACCTTGCCGAAGGCATGTTCGCATCCGTCCGGCGCTTGATCGGCGTATCCTTGCGCCTCTCGCTGCGCGTCGGCCTCGTCGTCGCGTCCCTCTCGGTGCTTCGCATGCTTTATGCGGGCATAGGCGAGCGGGTGTATCCCATGGCATTCGTATAGGCTCCCGCGTTTGGGGCGCAGGTTCAAAAAGTCGAATCGTGCGCAGAACGCGACGGGAAACGGGCATGACCACTTGTCCAAAACGCGTTCGGGCGTTACGGCGAGCACGGCGCGGGCGTCGGCGTTCAGAACCTCGCGCGGCGCTGCGGCGAATCCGACCGGATAGAGGTGCGATACCATCTGCGCGGGATGCTGGCTTTTGGCGTCGAACGCGTGCACCTTATGAAACACCGCCCCCGCATGAGCAGACGCGCAGAACGTGAACCCGCCGCGCGTGCATGCCTGCACGGTGAAGAGCATATCGTCATCGTCGAGCTTCTCGCGCTCGTTTTGGGCGTGCCAATGCTCGCCGACGGTCTTTTTCGACCCGACGCCGCGCAAGCCCTCCAGCAGCCGACGGCGCTTGACGCGCACCGCGCCCGTTTTCGTGCACGCGAACCGCCCCAGATCGTCTGACTGTATCACTGGATTGGTTTTCAGATACCACGACAACCAGCAGAAGAGCGCCCATATATCGCGCTTGGCATAGTCCTCTTCGTCATCGGTGAGCGCGGTCTGCGGGGCGCGTATCAATCCATAGTCCCACTCGCCCACGCCCTTTTCAAAAGCGCATGCCTCGCCCATCTTCGCCAGGCCCATGCCGGAGAACATCAGCGTATCCCATATGACAAGCACCGTCCGATCGTCGGACTTGAGCGCTATGCTGATCGGCTTTTGCGGCGTCTTGGCGAGCACGCGCACGCTCCCGCGATCCTGGAACGCAAGCAGCTTCCCCGCGAGTGCGTGCATGTCGAAACCGAGATTATGGACGCACACGACGGGCACGCACTCGTGAGCATGCTCTCCTGCGATGCGCAGAACCTCGCGCCATGCGCTATCGTCGTCTCTGAATAGCCCTATGAAGCATGCGTCGCGCACGTTGTCCGGCGTAACGTCCTCGATCGGCATGCGAAGATGACCGACCTGGTAAAGCGCGGTGAAAGCTGATACGTTGCCGAAGCCGTCATCGACGTTGGTAGTTTCGGTATCCAGCGCTGCAACGATACGCCAAGGGCGTTCATCTCGCTGCATCATTGCAATAGCTGCTCTTGGATGATGGCCGCGCCGATGCGGGCCTTCACGCGGTAGCGCTCATCAATGCCCGCTTCCTCGTCCGGCTCAGGCGATAGGTAGTCGATGCCCGATGCCTGCGTGAAGTAGTCGAGCACGTCCAGGACATCGCCGACCTCGAGATCGGGCCTGCGCTTCTGGAACTCCTCGACGATGGTTTCATTACGGCTCGCGTAATCGGTGCCGCGCCATAGCTGCACCGTAGCGGCGTAGAACGCATCCCCAGTGCTTGAGTTGAGCACGTTTTTAATGAGGCGCTCGCGGTTCTCGTCGGCGGTTTGCGCGGCTCCGGCAAGCTGCTCCAAACTGGGCTGATAGCCGCTTCGCACGCCGCGTGCGATATCGGCTTTGTATTTGTCGGAGCCACGATCTGAGATGGTGAGGTTTTTAACGTAATACTGCTGCGCCTGCTCGCGCAGGTTGCTCGCGGCTTTCAGAAGCTCGCGTTGCTCTCGCTCGCTTCCTGCACTTTCAGCTTGACGTTCGTAACGCGCAGCGGCGCGCTCGTACCTGCGTCGGATGTTGCGCAACTGATCCGACTGCTGTTTCGCGGCGCTGCGCCTCGATTCCTTCGGGGCGCTTTTGGCTTTACTGGCGAGCTTGGGCATGATACACTCTCCTTGCTAGTGTTTGAAGCGCTATTTTTTCTTCTTCTTACACGCGAAGCGCCCTGCCGTAACCCTTCCGGCGGGGCGCTTCGCGTTTAGGACGATAGCGCTATTCTACTGTGCATCATCGACGTCATCAACGATGACAAGCGTCTTGATGGTGTTGCCGTTCGGCAGCACGTCGGCCTTGCAAGCGAGCGGCAGATAACCCTTGCCCGCGTCGCAGGTCTTGAAAATGCTCATGGTGGTATTGATGGAACGCTTCACGCCGTCGGACTGAGAAAAATAGGTGACGCCGTCCACGTCGATAAGGTAGGTGTTCTGGCACGGCGTATCGGCCTGGCCGTTGCGGCCCTTGCGGATGCCGGGCATGGTGATGACGTCCACGACGCGCAGAACCTCGCCGACGTGATCGTTCAGGCTCACGGCGCTGTTGATGGCGTTGGCGCTGCGCATCTTGCCATCCAGAGTGTCGAGGTCGCAAGTGTTGATATAGCCCTGCACCGGCGCGAAGTCGATAGCGGCGTCCTCAGCGGTTGCGATTGCGGTGATGTTCTCGGTCATTGCGTTTCCTTTCCTAGTTGTTTTTTCTGTTCAGGGCCATGGAGATGAAATCGTCGAACGGTACGGAGTAATAATCGCTTTCAACGCTCGTTTCAGTGACGATGATCGACTTGTCGTTGAAAAGCTGGCGAAGCCTCTTTTGAGCATTCGCCCGATCGCAGCGTCCCGCGATAACCCACTCTTCAAC